GCTGCCCCGCCCACGCATCCCCCGCCGTCATCCGCGCCCGATCCCCGAGCAGGATCTGAAGGTGGCTCTGTCGTGCGCTCAGGAGCCGTTGCGGACGTGGTTCGTCCTCGCCGCGTACTGCGGGCTGCGGGCCGGGGAGATTTCCCGCATGCAGACCTACGACGTCACCGAGGAAGCTGGCATGTGGACCCTGCTTGTGCACGGCAAAGGTGACCGGGAACGGTTCGTGCCTTTGCCCGCGCCGATTCGTAAGGGCCTGGCCGGGTACATGGGGCAACCTGGCGCCATGTTCCGCCGACCTGATGGGCGCCCGTTCACCCCGGACGGGATCAGCCAACTTACGGCCGCGCACCTGCACGGGCTCGGCCAACCGCACACGCTGCACACCTTGAGGCATCGTTTCGGGACTCGCCTGTTCGCGCTGAGCCGGGACATCCGGGTCACCCAGGAGCTGATGGGGCATGCATCGCCGGTGACGACGGCGCTGTACGTGAAGCACTCCCCCGCGGGAGCGCGGAAGAACGTCGATCGACTGAGCAAGGGGCTCGGGCGAGCAGCTTGAAGAGAGACGGACACATGAAGCGAACACCCGCAGTGATCGTCGCCGCACTCACTGTGCTGCTGGCCGGGTGCGGCGGCAGCACGCAGAGCGCGACCACTCCCACCGCGACGCCTGTGACGACCACAGCGGCGGCGGCGAGTCCTGCGCAGTCTCCGGCGTCGGTCATCGCCAGGTTTCAGGCCGCCCACCTGCCAGTCGTCCCGACGATCACCTACACAGCCGAGTCGGACCCGAGTCACCTACTCGGACGCCCTGGAAAGTACTCAGCGAAGGGGTCGTGGACGGACACTCGCGTTGACCCCTCGCGGGTGCAGGACACGATGCCAGGAAACGTGGACCTCGGCGGATCGGTGGAGCAGTTCGGGTCGGCCGCGGACGCTCAAGCACGCATGGAGTACATCGTGAGCGTCGACAAGGCCCTCCCCTTCGCCGAGTACGACTACGTGGCGGGGTCGGCGTTGGTGCGGGTGTCGAGTGCGCTGACGCCGGACCAGGCGAAGGCATACCAGGCGGCATTGGGGCTCTGAGCGCACGAATGCCCCCCACCCCAGCGGGATGACGGGGCAGTGTTCGGGCCTAAGCGATGGTCAGGATGTCGTAGGGCCGAACGGGGTCGCCCGAGGCGCTGGCGATGTCCACCCACACGGCGTACACACCCACCGGCAGCGGCACTGAGCTGAGCGCGACCCCCACAGACGATGATGGCCCCCCGCCTGCCGAGGCAGACGAGGGGCAGGGAGCAGGGGCGGGGTTAGGGGTTCGCGGTGGCCGCGGAACTGCCTCTCTTGTCGCTGACCTTGGTGAGCAGCCTGTCGCGCTCGGCGGTCAGCCCCTCGATTTGCGCGCTCGCGGCTTTCGCCATGAGTCGTTGCTGGACGGTTACCTCACCCAACGCTTGACACGCCTCGTTGTACGCCTCCTCGATGGTCACCTGTTGGGGGCTAGACATAGTACGGCACCTTTCGTGACACCCCGGCGGCGTCCTTGATCTGGAAGTACCCCTGCGGGGTTGCGGGCAGGGCGGCAGCGGTTCCGGCGGCCGCTGTGGTCGGCTGTGTGCCGTTCAACTGTGGTGTTGCCATGAACCGTGTGGTAGCGGTATCAGGAGTTGCCCCAGGGTCATGAATCATGTGGTACTTGTTGTTGGTCAGGTCGAACGTCGCGAGGAAAGCGTTGCCCGCACCGGTCCATATCCGCCACTTTCCGCTGGATGCAGACAAAAAGTTCAGGGAAGACGTGGCCGTGGCCTTCGCGTTGAGATTGATCTGCACGTCCGCCACTGCGGTGCCGTCACCAATATTGAAGGTTGGCGTCACGCCGAGGACGTTCACCTGGCCGCTGGCGAAGGAGGTACCACTGGGGGTGACAGCGAAGAACGACACACCGTTACCCACCACATTGAAACTGGACCGTGTACTGCTGTTTGCGTTGTTCCCGATGTCCACCTGAACAGAGGCGGACAGGTCGAGGTTGCTGTCGCGGGCGGCGGTGAAAGCAAACGGGCGGAACTGCGGACCCGAACTGTCAGCACGGATCACCCCGACGTACCACTCCATGGTGCGGGTGGTGGCCGTGTCCCAGTAGTCGGCCTCGAAACCCATGTAAATGGCGGGCTCGGCCGGGTCTCCGCCACCGGCAGCCTTGTCGGCGTTCCATCCGAAAAAACACTGGGGATCGGGGTGGGTGTTGAACGATCCCGAGTCGAATACCTCTCGCCATTTGGATGCTGTTCTGTTGGGGTCTGTAATCTCCCGCGTCTTGATGGGAGTGCTCGGCGTTGCGCCGACTGTCAGCAAGGTGGAGAGTTTCGCTGCCAGCGCTGGCACCGTGGGGGCTGCAGCAGTGCCTGCGAGGTCGCCGGCGAGCTGCACGGCGCCGATTGCCGTGGTGGTGGCAGCCGCGCCGTTGACACCTGGAGGCCCGATTGGCCCCGCTGGCCCAGGGTTGCCCTGCGTGATGGCCACACCGCCACCCGTGGAGACAGGGTTCGCGGTGGACAGGTCCACGGCCGCCCCACCGGGAATCTGCACCAGGAACGGAGCGAGAGCGTCACCGTTGGTCAGCTGGAAGCTGATCTGGTACGCCCAGTTCAGCACACTCAGCGCCGGGTCGTCGGTGGCCACGAGCTGCATGGTGAACGCCCCGTTGGCATCGAGGGTGACGGTAACGGGGCGGGGCAACATCACCACCAGGGCGGCGGAAATGTTCACCGATTTGACCTGCGGGGTAGCCGTGACCGTGCCCGTGACAGCGCTGGACACCTCACCGGCGCCGGTGTTGATGGCGTCGATGAGCTTGCCCTTGAATGTGCCGTAGGTGATCTGGGTGGGTAGGGCAGTGGTCACGGTGACTCCTAGTGCTCGTGCATCTGTTGGCGGACCTCGACGGGCATCAGCGTTCCCTCGGTCGGTGCTCGGCGATGAGGGCCGCGACCTCCGCAGGCATTGCCGGAAGATCAGAGTGCTGGGGTAGTTCGGCTTTGATGTAGGCCAGCAACCGGCTGATGTACTCACCGGCCCCGGCAAGAGCCCGCTGAGCTTTCTCCAGGCGGCGTTTCACCTGTTCCATCTCCCCGCGCAGCTCGTCGCCCTCCCGTGTCATCCGCTGGTTCAGGGTGTCGAGGCGGGTGGCGAGCATGTCGTAGCCCTCCACCTCACCGCGGCGCCCAGCCGCCGCGGTGGCGGCGTCGGTGATGGCCTTGGCCGCGGCCGCTGTTGCCCGTGCGGCCCGGTCCGCCCGGTGCTTGACGAACATTCCCACCCAGGTGGCGAACGGGGCGCCGACGATGAACCCCAGCACGGTCAGCACGGTTTGGCTCATGGGAGAACCTTCAGGGGGCGGCCGTGGGCGGATTCCGGCCAGGAGGCCAGGTTCATCAGGAGGCGGGAGAACAGGAACCCCCAGAAGATGATCCCCACCCAGCCGGTGGCGTAGCCGTGCTGCCCGATCAGGTACAGCACGAACGACCAGGTGTAGGAGAAGGCGTTGAACAGGGGCATGATCATCAGCGCCACCCATCCCCAGGAGTCGGAGCGCGGCGGTGTGCGGCGCCACGCTGCGGAAATGGCGAGCAGGCCGGTCAGTGTCCACGCGACAAAGCGCCATGTAACGGGCACGGTGTAGTAGAACAGCCCGACGTGCGGGGTGGTGGGCACACCGACCAACGGGTCCAGCTCACCGGACAGGCCGATGAGGATGAACAGGAAGCCGAAGATCAGCAGGGCCTCACCCCGGTGCCCCAACAAGCCGAGGAGGAGGTGGAAGCGTCTCACGGGGTAGCGCTGACTGCGGTCGCTCCCACGGGCTCGGAAACGTGGGGGATCGGACCGGTGGAGGCGGGTGCCGCAGGGCTCAGCGGGGCGCTGCTGTGATCCACCGGGTGCCCGATGGGATCCACGAACGACACCGGGGGCGATTCGGCCGGCGCGGGGTTGAGCGGCGGGACGGGGCCGGTGTAGGCCGGGCGCGGCTGCGGTGACGGCTTCGGCTCCGGCGCGGTGCCCTCCACGGTCGGCAGTACCGGTGGCAGCTTCATAGCCGGGTTGGCCGCTGAGTAGGCGCTGTAGGCCTGTTCCAGGCGGTTGATGGTGTCGGCCTGTCCGGGGGTCAGCATCGGCACGGTCACCGGCTTGTGCGCGGCGATCTGCTGCCCGGCGGTGGTGAGCAGTTGCGCTGCGGTGACGAGCTGCTGCACCTGCGTCGGTGGGGCACCGGAGTCGGTGGGCTTGCTCTTGTCGGCGTTGGGGATGCCACCGACACCGACAAGAGCGGCGATGGCGGCGAGAACAGCCAGCGTCCAGGTGTTGGAGTCGATGCCGGTGTTCGCGGCTTGGGCTGCCACGAACGGTGCCACCGCGGCGAGCAGGGCGGCGACGATGGCCTTGGCGTGCTCGGAAAGATACGTCAGTGGATTCACTTCTCAGACCGCCTTCGGGGTCAAGGTGATGGACAGGGACGCGAGCTGGGCGAGTACCGCAGCCTTGACATCAGGGCTCACCGCGGGGTTGCTGGCCAGGGCGGCCATGACCTGCTTGCCCCAGTAGTCGGCGTGCCCGGTGGTGCGCTGCTCCAGGAACCCGAGAGCCTGCCCAGCCGGCTCGAGCTGCTTGCTGTACGGGTTGGGGACGTTCAGCAGGCTGCCCAGCGCGTCCACGACGGTCCGTGGTGCGCCTGGGGTGCCATCACCGTTCACAACCCCGAGCTGCCCGAATCCGGGGTACTCGCCCGGTGTCGCGGAACCGCACAGTTGCATGCGAATGTCACGTAGGGCGAACAACACCTCGTGCTGCTCGTCGGGGGTCAGATCACTCACGAGTCCTCCTAGGACGGGGTTTGCGGTGGGGGTAGCTGGTGCTGCGTTGGGGCGGGGCCACTGGCCGTAGTCGTCGGCCCAGGCTTCGTCGTAGTCGTGGCCGACGCCGTGGTCGGTGAGCGCGTTGCTGCACTGGCGCAGTTGAGCGCGAGGGTCCCACTGGCCGTAGGACTGTCCGTACGTCTGCCATCCGTACTTGCAGTGGTTGCCGTCGAACATGGCCTTGATGACGTCGAAGCGCCCGTACAGGCCCACCCGATCCCAGCCGATGACGCTCACGGCACCGTCGATGGCTTGGAGCACCTTGGGAATGTCGGGTTCGGAGGAGTCGGGGTCGGCGAAGGAGAAGATGACCGGTGCGCCTGGGGTGTGCCGGTCGTTGCATTCGGCGTCGGCATCCTGCGCCGCTGACACTCCGGTGGCGAATCCGTCGTCCGGGCGCCCGTCCGTCTCCCAGTTGTGGACGACCTTCTTGCCACCGGCGACGATCCGATCGATCTCCCCGGGGGTAGACCGCTTGAAGTCCATGTTCGACGCCGGGAATGTGCACAGGTAGCGACACCAGAACTCGGCGCCCATCTGATCCATGAGCTCGGGGGTGATGGCTTGGGCCGAGTCGCCACCGATGATCGGAAAGTTGGGCACAGTGCCTCCAGTGGGTTGTTCTGCGGGGTAGGCGGCCTGGCCAAGCCAGAGCAGGGGGTCGATCTTGGTGGCCGGGTCGTAGCCCCGCGGCATGATGGACAGATGACAGTGAGGCGGGACACCACCGTTGCTGCCGCTGTCCGGGTTGATGTGGGCGATGCGCTGCCCGGCCTGCACGTGGTCGCCGACGCTGACCTCGCGGACAAGATGCCCGTACTCGGCGCAACCCCCACCTTCGGCGTCTGTGGAGTCGATGACCACCCACCCTCGCGGGTCGGGGCCGCCGTAGCCGGACGCCGCCCCGGCGTAGAGCACGGTGCCCGATTGGCAGGCGTAGATGGGCAGGCCACCGGAACCGCCCAGCCACCCGAAGTCGGTTCCGGCGTGGAAACCGCCGTCACGGGGACCGAACGGCGACGCGATGAAGTAACCGCGGGCGAGGGGAAAGTACCGGCTCACGCGCTCAGCCCTGCAGGTTGAAGTAGATGTCGCACGTCGAGGTATTGCCGGGGTTGATGAAAGTGTTCGTTGCGACGGTTGTATTGGCTTTCACCTGCAAATAGTCGTTGACATTCATGTGGACATTCTTCGACAATGGCAAGCTGGTCGCAAACGTTGTGCACGCATGCAGACTTGTCACTCCCTGTTGATCCGTGCCATTGACGGTAAGCACTATGGCGTAATCTGCATTGACGCCGGGTGAGAAACACACATTCGCATGAACGGTGTACCACCCGGCGGTGCGGCAGATGTAGCGGTCATTCGCTGCGGTGTGGCTCAGACCCCCATCCGTGTCCACGTCGGTGCCATCGAAGACCACCGCCGTGTCCGTGGTCGCGGGCAATGCGGTGGTCGTTGTGACCTGCCGCATCTTCGCCAACGGCTTGGTCCGCAGCAGGAAGTCCGACACCTGCACTGCTTGGTTCAGTTGCGCGGCGGTGGCCACGACGCCGGCGGTGAAGGTGGGCTCGACGGGCAGGGGCATGGAGGTCTCCTAGTAGGCGAAGCGGTTGCCGGCGTCGAGGCGCCCGTACACCGGGTCGTCGGGGATGAAGTAGTGGTTCTCGTCGGCGGGCGAGAGCTGCACGGCGATGGTGAACACCCCGGAGGCGAAGTCGATGGTGTAGGCCAGGTGCTCCACCCAGCACACCCGGCTGCTGGTGACCCCCGCGCCCGGGCGCCGGTTGATAGTCACCGCGGTGTTGAGCTCCAACCCCAGCAGCCGGGTCGGCGGCACTCCCGACGCGGCGAGCATCGCGGCCATGTTCAGGACCAGCCCCGACACCCGGGGGTCCGCTTCGGAGTACACCTGCGCGAGGTAGGCGGCGGCGTCCACCGCCTGCTGCGCGTCGTACACGTCCAAGGTGAGGTTCAGGGTGCGGGTGCCGTACTTGGCGACCGAGGCCGCCGTGGTGGCCTTGGCGATGATCCCGTTGGCCTGTGTGACGGTGACCGTGTTGCCCAGGTGGGTGGTGTCGTGGTCCAGCGCCATGTTCTCGTACGGGTACTCACCGGAGTGTTCCCCGAAGGTGAATCCAGACGTCGGGTTGTACCGGAAGTGGCGGTTCACCAGAGTGGGGTTCCCATTCCGGCCGACGTACACGGTGCCCGATTCGGTGGTGCCGACGTCGATCATGGCTTGGGCCGCCGTCTTGCCGTTCAGGTCGGCCAGGCCCATCGCAGAGTTACCGGTGTCGGTGTAGGTGGCCTGCCCGCTCGGCAGCGGCGAGTACTTGCGGATCGTCAGGAAGCGGTCGGTGGTGACATGGCCGTAGTCGGCGTTGCTGTAGGCGTCGCCGATACCCCCGTAGGCACTGAGGGGGTTGCTCGGGTTGGCGATCAGGTCGGTGCCGAACACCAGGTAGTTGCTCAGCGTCCCCACGAAGTTGTTTTGCGTCGTGGAGTTCACCGAGTTGCGGTAGGCGCCGAGGAACACCCGCGAGTACGGCGAATCCACCACGAAGGGCAGGTAGACGCCGTTGTTGGTGACGGTGCCGTCGACGCTGACCTTCAGCGTGTACCCGTCCGCCGCGCAGGACAGGGCGATCAGGTGGTCCTGGCCGTCGTCGGGCATGGTCGCCATCAGGTAGTAACCGGCGTCGTTGAAGGCCATGTAGATCCCGTTGACCCCGTTCAGCGGGCCGTAGTACAGGTGCACCAGCCGGTCGTGGAACTCCGAGCTGGCGCCCCACAGACAGCCCGGCACGGTATTCTGACCGACGACGGCCTTCATGCCGATGACCACCGTCCACGGCGCGGCCAGCGGGGGGGCGGCGGCACCGGGCAGGATCAGGCACGACAGGTTCTGGTACGACTGAGGGGCGGTCGGCAGCGTGAACTGGGCTTGCGTCTTACCCTTCACGCCGGGGGCGGTGGTGGCTACACCGAGAACGAGGTTGCGGATACCGAAGTCGTAGTTGATGCCCATGTACAACCCGGCGGCGCGCTCACCCACCACGAGCTGGCCCGCGGACACCGAGCCCGGCGCATCGTCGAGTGGGTACCAGGCCAAGGGGTTGAGCAGCTTCACTTCCTCGTAGAAGATCGGCTCGAGGATTTGCTGGGCCAGCACGGCGAAGATGTCCACCGCCACCAGATCGGTCCACTGGAAGTTGCCGCCCGGTCCCCACCGTTGCGGGTACCGCTCGACGTACCCCGTCCACAAGGTGAACGACGACCCGCCGAGGGTCGCGACCAGCTGGATCCGCTTCCCGAGCTGCACGTTCGGCGCGTACGGGCTGCCCGTGCCGTCCGGGTCCAGGAAGCCGTTGGAGTTGTCGACGGTGATGGTCATCGACCCGGCCTGTGGGGCCTGCAGCTCGTACTGGCGGCCGCGGGTGGCCGACACCTTCGTCACCCCACCGATCGTGGTCCAGGTGCCCGCGACGAACTCGATCTGCACCTGCGTGACCGGCCACGCGTAACTCGGCGGTGCCGCCATCAGGATGCCCTGAAACCGAGGGGGGTGCGCTGCTGCAGCTTCAGCAACTCATCCCGAATGTCGGAGGCGGCTTGTGGCGCACCACCGAACCCGTAGTAGTTGCCGGTGATGTTCACGATGATCGGCTGCTGCCCGCCACCGGGCATGGTGGCGCCGAATGTGGCCCCCGGCCCGCCACCGGCGGAGAACTGGGGGCCGGTGATGGGTCCGGTGACGCTGGCGAGCGCGGAGGACAACACGCCACTGTTCGCGAGGATGCCTTGGGCGATGCCCGCGGGGATGTGCACCCCGATCTCATCGGCGAACACCTTCGAAGGGGAGCTGATGCCGAGCAGTGACTTGGCCCCGTCCAGGGCGGAGCTGGCGACCCCCTTCACGGCGTTGACCATCTGCCCGGCCGCGCCCTTCACGCCGCGGATCATGCCCATGATCAGGTTGTTGCCGATCTGCTCGGCGGTGCCGAACATACCGACGATGTCATCCATCCCGGCGCGGATGGGCGCCCAGATGGCCTGCCGCACACTGACGAACTGCCCGGTGATCGCCCCCAGCACCCGGCCGACCGCATTCTCCACGGCACCAACGATCTCGTTCCAGATGCCGACCACATCGTTGTAGGCGGCGGTCCAGACCCCTCGGGCGATACCGACGATCTCGTTCCACTTGCCGGACAGCCAGCCGGTGGCGGCGCTCCACTTGCCCATGAGCCAGCCCACCGTGCTGTCCACAATGGCCATTATCGTGTCGTGGATGATGCGCCAGGACAGCTCGGCCGTGGCCTTGATCTGCGACCACTTCGCGTCCAGCCAACCAACCAGCGCCGCGATCTTGCCGTCCACCCATTGGGCGGCCTCGGTGATCGGGTTGACGATGTAGTCGCGGAGCAGGTTCCACGCCGCCTGTGCGGTGCCCGTGATCCAGTTCCAGGTGTCCGACAGGAAGGTCTTGACGCCGTTCCAGACGCCGACGACTACAGCGGTGATCTGCTCATGGAAGTGGTTCCACATGCCGATGAGCAAGGCGATCGGGGTGGCGAACACGACCAGCAGAAGCGGCCACCACTTCTCGAAGAAGGCCTTGATTCCGTTCCATACGACGGAGGTGATGTTCTCCACCCAGTGCCACGCGCCGATGACCGGGTCGACCACGGCGTGCCATCCGGTGGCAGTGGCGTGCGTCATGTCGTTCCAGGCGCCCACCAGGTAGCCCACCACGGCGTTCCACGCGGAGACCGTCCAGTTCTGCACGGCGTGCCACGCGCCGATGACCGGGTCGACCACGGCGTGCACCCCGGTCATCACCGCGTGGGTCATGTCGTTCCACGCGCCCACCAGGTAGGCGGTGACGGCGTGCCAGATGCTCACCGTCCAGTTCTTCACGTCGTTCCAGGCGCCGAGGATCTGCTGGTTGGCCTCGGTGACCTGGCCGGTGATCCAGCCCCAGATCTGGTGCCAGTGGGTCCACAGCTCGTAGACACCCACGCCGAGCAGCGCCAACGCGGCGACGATGAGCTCGATGGTTATCACCAAGGGGTTCGTGGCGATGGCCCACAAGGCCACCGACAAGGCGTAAAGGGCCACGATCAGGGCGCCGCCGATCACCCCCGCCATGGCAGCCATCGCCTCCTTGTGCCCGGTCACCCAGGTGATCCCGGTCTTGAACCCCTCGGCAACCTTCGTCACAATTGGCAGCAGCTCGATGCCGAGCTTGGTGACGAGGGCGCCGAGAGTGGCCTTCAGCTCATCCATCTGCTGGTTGAAGTTGCCCTGCACCTCCGACCAGCCCTTGATGTTGCCGTCCGCCTGCTTCGTCGACCCGGCGATGTCCTGGATCGAGGCGTTCACCGCGTCGGTGTGCTCCCCGGTGAGCTGCAGCGCCACGTTCATGCCGTCCGTGGTGCCCGTGGCCCGCTTCATGGCCTCGGTGAAGTTCTGGTTCTGGTTCGCCCCCGACCGCAACGCCTGGCTGAACCCGATGGCCTTGTCGTGCAGGGTGTTCCACTGCCCGAGCTGGGCTTTCTGCTCGACGTCGAGCCCACCGCCGGTCTTGCGGAACTCCTTGAACGACATGGTGCCCTTGTCGATGGCCTCCGCGACTTTCTGGGCGGCCGGGGGCAGTGAACCGAAGGCGTTGCTCGCGGCGGTCACCGCCAGCTTCGACTCGTTGAAGTTGGACAGCAGCACGGTGCCCGCAGGCCCCATCTTCACCATGATCGCGTGCGCGACCTCTTGCAGCGTCCCGGCGACCCCGGTCTTGCCGAGGTTGTGCGACAGGTCGACGGCGTTCAGCCCGAGCGCGGACATCTCCTTGATCATTGGCTGCGTCGGCACCGACAAGGACTGGATGGCGTGCCCGAGGTTCTGCGAAGCCTGGTCGGCGGACATGCCCGAGGCGGTCATCGCCGACAGCGAGCCGGTGACGTCGGCCAGGCTGATGCCAGCCGCCGCCGCCAGCGGGGTCACGCTGTGCATGGCCCCGGTCAGCTCGTCGAAGGTCGTTTTGCCGTGCGACACCGCGGTGACCAGCTTCGAGGTGACGGTGGCCGCGTCACCCACACTGGGTCCGTAGTCGTGCATGATCGTGGACACCGCGTCGGTGACGTGCCCCAGGTCGGCCTGCTCCTGCTTCGCGCCCTCGGCGCTGGCCTTCAGGGTGTCCAGGGCTTGCGCACCGTGCTGCCCCGAGGACTCCACTGTGTACATGCCCTTGGCGAGGTCCTGCGCGGAGATACCCACCTGCCCGGCCATCTCCAGCATGCCGTCGCCGACCATCTTCAGGCTGCCCTGCGCCTCACCGGCGGTCGTGCCCAGCTTGGTCACGCTGGCCTGAAAATCGCCTGCCATCTTCACGGCCTCGACGGCCACGACACCTGCTCCTGCAACGACCCCGGCGGACAGCGCTGTGCCCAGCTTGGCGACACCCCCCATCGACAGCTCGGATTCGGCTTTGACGCCCTTCATCTTGGCCATCAGTTCACCCATGGCTGCAGACAAACCGCCGGTGCCACCGATGAACTCGACGAATACGGGGATACTCACCGGAGGCCGTACTTCGCGATGGTGCGGGCCATGGCGGCCTCTTGAATGCCCTTGAACTTCGGGGCAACCGTGTCGTACGCCTGCTTCGTGTAGTGGTCCATTTCCTCGATCTTGGCGGCGTACAAATGGGTATGTCCGCCACGCGGACCGATCGACACCCGATAGGTGCGAGGTGCGATCTTCGCCAACCGCCGCGACGACTTGAGAGAATCCCGCAGCTCCCCGCTACGCACCCGAACCGAACGGCGCGCGACCCGCTTGGCTTGCCGCCCAGCCTCCCGTAACGCCCACATGTTGGAGCGATCCGTAGTGCGCTGCATCTCCAGCATCGCCGTGTTGAACGGCTCGGTAACTACGCGCACACCACCGATCACGGCTACCCCCTCGAGGCTTCCTCGTTGCGCCGGTTCTCTTCGGCGACGTACACGGCATGGACGGTGAGCAGCTCGGACAACTCGCGGGCGGGCAGCTCCGCCTGCTCCCTCAGGGACACCCCCAGTAGCAACAGAGCGCGGCGGCGGACGCTGCGGGTCACCCAGTACGGCAGATCACGGGCGTCGATCTGGTGGCCCTCCAGGGACTGCCTCAGACGCTGGAGGGCACCGAAGGGGTCGCCATGTCCGGGGTCGGCTCGGTGTTCACCGTGGTCCCGCCGGTGGCCTTGACGACCTCCCCGATCTTGTCGGAGATCGTCTTGGTAACGGGTGCTGGCACCTCGGCGAACGCCTCCCGCGTGGGCGGTTGGGGCACGCCCTCGTACTCCCACTCGGTGACGTAGGCGCACACCGTGACGTACATCAGCTCGCGGAACGCCTGGAAACCCTCCACCCCCACGATCCGCATCTGCTGCACCGGGGGAAGCGCCTGGAATTCCTCCGACTTCGATTCGTCGGTGAGGTGCTCACCGGCCTTGGTGGCCATGAGGCTGATCTGCACGTCCTCGATGGACTCCGAGAGGCGACCGGGCAGTTTGCGGGGGTCGCGGATGTTCGCCCACCCCCCGTCGAACTCGACGCGCATCAGACGTACGTCCCGGCTGCCTTGGCGTTGATCAGGGTGGCCTTGATGGGGGAGAACCCAGCGGACGCGCCGACGTCGGTGACGTTGGCCAGTGCCTCGAACGTGACCGAGACGGTGCCGTAGTCCTTGCCGCGGATCACGTCACCCTTGGTGAACGCGGCCTTGGACATGTGCAGGCGCAACGAGGAGGTGCCCTGCGTCCAGACGAGGTCCAGGGCTGGTTGCACGTTGGTGAGGTAGTCGGTCATCGCCGACTGATCCTCATAGATCAGGTTCAGCTTCCCGGACACGGCCAGCAACCCCGACCACATCTTGTAGGGGTCCGGGTTGCCGTCCACGGTCTGGATGGCCTCGACGGTGCGCTTCAGGTCAATGGTGCCGTCGATGATGGCGGTGTTTCCGGCCCCGGCGATCGACGCGACACCCACCCACGATGCGATGGGCTGCGCAGCGGAGAAGCTCGGTGCCAGGGCTGTGGCGTAGACGGCCGGTGCCCAGCAGGTGGCCTTGCTGGTGTAGGACAGCAACCCGTCCGCGGTGAACTTGATCGAGAGGTCGGAGAACCGGGCTGCGGCGTACTGGTTGGCCTGCCCGCCGTCGTAATCGGTGATGGTGTACCCACCCGGTTGCTGCTGGCCGGTGTTCAGCAGCGACATGGCGTGTGTGAACGGCGCCGCGGCACCGGTGGTCACCACGTCGCCGAGCACCGACTGCAACTGGTAGCCGATGAGGGCCGGGTCCACGTTGCCGTCGATGCTGATCTCAGCCTTGCGTTGCCCGAGCACCTCGCCGAACAGGGCCGTGGCGGAACCGCGCCACCCCTTGTCGGCCAGGTAGGTCTGCATGATGTTCGGCTTCGGGTCGGCGGTGACGGGAATGAAGTCCACCGGGGCGACCGGCACACCTTGGGTCACTTCCTTCGCGATGCCCATAAGGGTGCGGTAAGTGGCTAGAGGCATGTCAGGCTCCCGTGGTTGCTGCGTCGGTGGTGGTCACTGGCTGATCGGCAGCAGCCGGTGCAGTAGAGGGCGGCGCGGCCTGAGCGGCGCCACCCTGAGCGGGCGGCGCGGCCTGAGCGGCGGGCTCCTGTGCGGGCGGCGGGGTGTTCCCAGCCGTCTGCGCGGGCTCGGCCGGGTCTGGCTTGTCGGGGGTAATGGGCTTTGGGTCGGTGCCCACCGTGGCCCAGCGGCCGTCCAGGGGTGCCTCGTCGAGCTCGTAGTCCTGGCCTGGCACTGGCTCCAGGCCGAGGGTCGGGTACACCATGTCGGGCTCGCCGATGTAGGTGAGTTTCACTGCGTCTCCTAGAAGTCGGACTCGATGGTGATGCCGAGGGTGATGTCCACCAACCGGCCCATTTGTTCGCTCTCTTCTTTCGGGTCGTCGCTGGAGTGCGCCGGAAAGGCCAGCGTCACCAGACCGCCCAGTGAAGGGTCGGCGCGGACCGCTGACTCGATCTGCGTGGCCAGCAACCATGCGCGCTCGTAAACCTGCTGCGGATGGTCACCACCGCGGTAACAAGACACCACGACCTCCAGGTCGTAGGTCTCCCACATCGACCCGCGACCGGTCATCGACCCGCGCATCGTGTACGGCTTCGAAACCCGGTTGGCCATCTTCCCGACCACCACGATGTCGTCGAGAATGTCGGTGCCCGGGTCGTCGTAGAACACCTTCAGGCTCGTTCGGCCATCACCGGCCAGCTGCGCGCTGAGCAAGGTGAACAGGTAGGCCTTCGCCGCAGGCACGGTGGTCGTACCGAGGGGGGCGGTCATCCGATGGACTGTGTGCGCACAGCCCGCTCCAGGATCGCCTGCACCCGCGGGAACAGGAGAATGGGCCCGGCCGAGAAGGAGTCCTCACCGCCGCCGCCGTAGCGCCGGCCGCCGCCGCCCTGCTGCGATTGCTGGTACAGACCGCGGATGTCCTCCAGCGCAGCCAGGTAGATGTCGGGGGGGATCGACACCAACCCGGCGGTGTAGCCCACCACGACGGCGTTGCCCAGGAACGACATTTCGGTGCCCACCGACGACACCCGCCGCAGGACGCCCGTCTCGGGAAAGTCCATGACGTAGCCGTAGTTGTTGCGTGTGGTGCCGGGCGCCTGCGCGGTCAGCGCGTAGGCGGACAGCCCCAGGTACTCCACGACAGAGTCCACCGACAGCACCGGTGGTTGGCGCAGCACGATCCGCGAGGAACCCCAGCAGCGATGCGTCTCGGTCACCGGCCGCGGCAGCACCGGCCCGGTGATGTACTCGATCTGCGGTGTCGCAGCTGCGATGTACCGCTGTATCTCGGGGTCGTGCGTGGTGTCGCCTTGGTCGAGGTTCAGGGCGTCCTTGACCGCCGCGAGGTCAACCAGATCGGGCATCAGGACTCCCTCTGTTCAGTGGGGCGCAGCACAGGGGGGTGACCTCTCAACCACCCCCCTGTGCTGCGCGATCAGGACGCGCTCGGTGCGGTCGCCGCAGAGGCCGGGCGAGGTGCGTCTGCCGTCTCAGCGGGCTTCGCCGCCGCGGCCGTTTCCAACACGCCCGGCACCTCGGCGCCGCGGAGGTTCTCCGCGCCGTCCTCGTCGTCCACCAGGGCCCGGTTCTCGGTGGGGTGCACACCCCGGTCCCGCCACGCCTGCGCGGACGCTTCGGCGCGTTCGAGGCCGTACTTCTCCTCGTGCGCCGGTCCGGTCAGCGAGCCGTCGCCACGCTCCGGCTCGGGGTCAGCCGAGGCCAGGTGGTGCAGCTTGCGGGCATCCGCAGCGTCGCGGGCCAGACGGCCTTCGTGCTCGCCGCCCTTGAAGTAATCTTCAGCCATGATCCTGTACTCCTTCGAGCTAGTTGATGCCGATGGTGACGATGACGCCCGCGCCAACAGCGAGGCCGGTGCCGTTCTGGTGCAGAACGGCGTCGATGACGTCATTGGTCTGCAGGTTCGGCGGTGCGGTGACCGGGACGGACAGCGGAGTCTCCGCGACCAGGTTGGTACCCGGGTTCAGGGTGAGACTGGCGAACGTGGCCACCACCGCGCCGCCGCGGAGTTGGCGCAGGCTGAGGGTGGCGTTGTTCGTTGTGACACCCGTCACCGTGACGAACCCGGCTGGTGGGGTCACGACGATATTGCCCACGCCCTGGCCCTGCCCGTCAGCGGGCTCGACCGTGGCGACGACGACGTTCGCGTCGGCGCCTGCCGCGGCCTGCGCCGGTAGTGCCGGCGAGTCGTATACAGCCATCTGTAAAGCTCCTTCTCGTGCAGTAGGGGTGGGGCAGTTTAGGAAGTCATGCCCCAGGACTCAGACCGAGATCAGACCGATCAAAACGCGGGTGGCGTCAATCCGGAAAGTGTCCCGATCGAGGCCACCTGGCGGTTCAGGATGGTCCCGAGGTAGCTGTACAAACGGTACAAAACACCCATCGAGTCGGCGTACGGCTCCCGGAACATTTCGATGCGAAAACTGGACTCGAACAGCAACAGGTCGTCCTGCTTGAGCAGGTAGACCCGGTCCTCGTTGTTGGCTGCACCGAAGGTCACGCCCATGTTCGGGTCGATGTGCACCGGCAGTCCCAGGAAAGTTCCTGCGTGTCCGGCGACCACGGACGGGTCGTCGGTCTGAGCGATGGGGTTGTAGGCCACCGCGTTCGGAACTACCAAGGGGCGGTTCTGCGCGTCGAACTGGTTCATCAGCCAGTACCAGCGCCGGGGGTGCATCAGCCAGCAGGTGGCGGGCAGGAAACGGGTCGTCGCGAACCCGGCGAGCAAGCCGAGGCTCTTCGAGTAGAAGTTCAGCGCTGTCTGAGCGGTCACCGCGAGGGTGTTCGCCACTGTGGCGTTGTTCAGACCGTTGACGACCCCGTTGTTGCTGGCGCCCACACCTGCACCGTTGAGCACCTGCGCACCGACCTGCTGCGCGTAGGCCGCGATCAGGTCACCGGTGATCACGTCGTCGAAGTTGATCGCCGACTGGTCCAAAAGCTGCTGGGACACGACCTCCTTGCCGCCGACCGTGGTGAACCCGGTCGAGACGAACGTGGTGGTGAGGTCGGTCTGAGACAGCGCCGAGTTCTGCGTGGTCTGCGGGGCCACTGTGGTCCCGGTCGCGATCTTTGGGTAGTCCACGCTCGACACGCCCATGGGCACGTCTTGGTGCTTGAACAGGTCCGCGACAACCCGACCCGGGCGGGCCAGCTTGATGTAGTCCTCGACCATCCACTTCGGCGGCGCGAATTCTCCACCAGAACCGCCGGTGTTGCCGGTGTTGCCCAGGGCGCGCTGCTCGGCGGCCATGGCCAGCGAGTGCCGCTGCAGCCGATCCTTGGCCTCGAAGGCGTTTTCCTTGAACCTGACCTCCGAGATGTCGCGGAAGAACGATGGCCCGTTGATGTCGTTGCGGCGGTAGACGGCCGGCTCGGTGACCTGCGCCCCACCCTCGGGAATGCCCGAGTTGGCGTGGGCGGCGTTGTCGAGGGCTTGGCGGCGCTCCAGGTCGGCGATCTCGGTGAGTCGCTCCTCCAGAGGCTTTACCTGCTCACCCAGGGTGGCCAGGGTGGCGCCGTAGTCGGCGTGGGAGACCTTCTCCTCCTCGGTGAGGCCGCGCTTCTCACCGGCGGCAGCTTCGAGGAGGGCGCCGCGGGCTTCCGCGGCGGTGCTGATCTGTGTGCGGAGCTCGGCGAGGCGAGCTTCGATGATTTCCTGCGGGGTGGGGGCGCCACCAGCGCACAGGTAGATCGGGGCGCCACTGCGGCGGTATCCGATCAGGTTTCGAGCATTCATAGCGATGTCCTTTCAGGACGAGAAAGTGCAAAGGGACATGCCGTGATGGCGTCTCAGGTGGTGACCCCGGGTGGAGGAGCTCCGGCGCAGGGTTCCGGCGTGCGAGCAGCACAGCGATCCGCGCAGCATCGGGCTGGGCGGAAGAATGGGTGTAGAGATCAGGACGCGCGCGACTCCTGGTCGTGCTCGTGGAGCAGCCGCAACGTCTCGACGTAGGCAGCCGCCTGCAGCACCTCGGCGGCGTCACCATCGGCCGGCTTCGGCGCCACGGAGCGGGCTTCCTCGTCCGTGGCGAGCGCTGCGACCATGCGGGACAAGGTTTCGAGGGTGGCCGTGTCCAGGGTGTTGCCCTCGCGAATGTCGATGGCCATGCGCTGCAGCTTCGCGGGCTTCATCGAACGGAACGCGCGCACGGCAGAGACGCTGGTCGCCGGGTTCGCGCCGAAGTTCACCGCCGACACGTCGCCCCGGTCCAGGTTCAGCTCCAGCAGGGCGCGTTCCTCGTAGTTCGGCGACCACTCCTGGCGCACGACGCGGAACCCGAAGCTCATCTGGTCCACGTCGCCATCCTCGATGGCCGTCACGAGGTCGCGGACGTCGCTGCGGGCCGTGTTGACCGTGGCCACCGCCCACAGGCCGGTATCGTCCTCTTTCAGTGTCAGTGTTCCCGACGCGGTGCGGGCCATGGTGAGGCCCTCGTGATTGCTCAGGTAGGCCACGTCGGCCATACCGACCTGCGTCGTCCGAGCGAACGCACCCTTGCGGACAACCTCCGAGTACTCGCCGAACATGTCGAACATCGGGTAGGGCTGCTCGGTGGTGCTGGCGTAGCCGCGCAGCTCGACCTTGCTACCACCCGCGCTTCGCACCTCGAACTTTGCGGGGTACGACCGGGATTCCGGTGCCCCGGTGAGGGCACCTCGGCTCGCGATGTCAGAGAACACTGGCGGGGGCTCCTTCGTTGTCGACAGGCTCAGCGGACGGCGCCGGCATCGGCGGGACCCCGTACGGCAGCTCTTTGAGGTTCGGCTCGGCCTTCGCGGCGCCCAACGGGGTGATGGACAGCGGGACCATGTTGGATTCCTTGCGCTGGTCCAGCGTCATCGGCGCCATGTTCCGCTTCGCCCTGGCCTCGGTCGGGGTGATGACCTTGCCCGCCAGGTACTGGACCGTGGTCTTGGCCGAGGTCTCCGCGTCGGTGCGCAGCAGCGCTTCGGTGTCGAACTTGACGAACGCGGCCTGCGGCATCAGCGGGAACATGGCGTCCTCGATGCGCTTGAGCCACCACGACAGGGAGTAGGTCAGGAACGAAATGCCCCGCATCTCCACACTGGCGTAGGTCAGTGACCCCCCCGAAGAGCCGCCCACCATTTCCGGGTCCAACCCGAAATAACGGGCGATCTGCGGTACGTTGGCGCGCTGCGTCTCCAGGAACTGCGACTCGTTCGGGGTCACCCCCAGCGCGTGATAATCGAGGCCGGCGCCGAGCACGATCGGCTCCCGGTTGCGGGTGGCCGCGAGCAGACGTTCCTTGATGGTGGTGGCCTGCGTCTGGTTGATCTCCTGGTCCGACGTCAGGATTGCCTTCGGGATACCCCCGCCGTGGAAGAAGTCGCCGGCGAACTTCCTCGAACTGATGTCGATGTCGATGGTGGCCGCGGCGTAGGCGATGGGCGACAAGCCGACCTTGCGGCCCGGCAGGGTGAAGCCGCGCATGTGCCACATGTTCTGTGGCGGGATCACCCGCTGCTTCGCGCCGTACTTGTAGACCAGATCGCCGGTGTCGGGGTCTACGTCGGCGTTGACCGCGTCCGGGTTGAGGATGCTGACCTGCGTGGCGTTGCCGTTGCCATCGCGGTCGGTGATCTCGCCGAAAGCGTTGCCGCGCATACACAGTGAAACCACCAGCATGTGCAGCCACTCGGATTGCGTCATCCCCGGGCTCGGTGTGGTGACCAGTTTCGGGTCCGTGATCCGAGTGTGAATGTCACCCTGCATGCGGAACGTTTCCAACGGCAGCATCGACACGCTGCGGGCGATCAGCGACACGCACGCCCACACGGTGGACACCTGCAGGGCCTGGTCCGGGTTACTCGCCACGTTCGTCGCACCGTTGACGTCGGTGCCGCGGATCGGGGAGATGATCGGCTCGCCGGTCCACCCACCTGCGGCGCGTTTCTCGCGAACACCACCACCGAAGAGGATTCCCACCGGGTTACCTCCTCGGGTCGGTCAGTCGGTCGGCGAGTAGCAGGGCACCAGCGGTGATCAGGGCGGCCGGGACGGACCACAGCGCAACCCCGGCGGTGATCAGCGCGCACGCCACCACCGCGAGGGCGACCCGGCCGCGGAGGACGAAGAAGGCCAGGAACGCCACCAACACCGTGACGGCTCCCTCTTTGACCCGCCTCACCACACGGACGCCGCGACGTCTTTGACTTCGGACGCTTTCACCGAATACCCCCAGAGTGCGAGCGTCACCGAAACCAACGGGGTGATGTCCACTCCGCTGGTGTAATCCCACGCCCAGGCACCGGCCATCGACTTGGTCGTCGCCCGGCCCACCGCAACAGTGAGAGGCTGCTGGTCGATGTGCCACAGCTTGTGGCCCATCACCGCGTCATAGAGGGCGCCGCAGCCCTGCACCACCGCCGTCGTCCCCGGTTGCATGGCTTCGATCCCCACCGCCGCGAGGTCCGGCAGCAACGATCCTGCGGGCGAGCCCGGGCGGATCACGATGCCCAGCGGGTTCCACGCCGCCTTCCGCTCCACCAACCACGGAACCACCCACGACGAGTCGGTGTTCGGCCGATACTCGACGACCTCCACGTGATAGGCGCCGTCCTCGCGGAGCCCCGCCACCGAAATGGCCGTGGTCGAGCGGTCACCCGTCATGTCCACGGCGAACACCATGCGGCTGTGCAGTCGGCTGTCCAGATCCTTCTGCGCGTCCCAGTCGTTGGCCGAAATTGCCACCTCGACCGTGGCGGGCGGACGCCAGATCCCCAGACGCTCCCGGCGGAAGCGGTCCTCGGTCATACCCGGGCGCTCCACCAGCTGGATGAAGTCCAGCCCCAACCGGCCGCACTCGATCCCCGGGTTCGAGGCGAGCAGCACCGCCTCGTCGTCGCTGTCCGCGTCGTCCGGTGCCGACCACTCCCGGTACATCAGCCGCGGCTCGTTCCCGGCGATGCCACGCTCTCGGATGGCGGCCAACTGCTCGGAGGAGTCCATGCCGGCGCTCGACACGTACCAGACCTGTGGGTTGCTCACCGCGCTCAGCGTGGGTAGCAGGTCGGCGATCATGTCCGGGTCGAGGTCGTAGGCCTCGTCGAAGATCATGGTATCCCCGGTGAAACCACGACCGGATCCACCGGAGCGCGCGAAGAAGTTCAGCCGCTCACCGGTGAGCAGCTCGATGCCGGTCTCTTCGTTGCTCTGCCGGTACATGCCGCCGGTCGGTTTGCCCGAGCTGTCGTGCTTACCGTCAGTCAGCTTGTGCAGCTCAGGGGTCTGCCTCACCAACTGCTTGATGCGCCGGAACATCGCCTTGCCGGTCTTGAACTGATGGGCCGAGTAGATCGACTGCGCATCCCTCGTCAGGAACAGGGACGCGAGCTGGCGGGCCTCAATAATCGACCCCTTCCCGTTCTGCCGCGGGACGACCAGTCCGACTTCCAGCGCCGCCCACTTGCCGCCGACCCGCCGGTTCAGCGAGTCCCGCAGCACGTCCGCTTCCCAAGGATCCAGGTGCAGCCCTGCGTAGTCGGCAAGGTCGACGGCGTCACCGCCGAGGGAGCCGTCGAAGAAGGGCGGGGTACTAGCGAGCCGAGGTGTCCGGCTGTCGGTCGGCCTGGCGAGCAGCGAGCTTGTCAAGGAACGTCCCTCCGCCCTCTGCTGTGATGGTCGAGCCCAATTTCGCGGTGCCCAGGTGGGCGAAGATGGTGCGCAGCGCCAGCGCCTGCTGCCGAGACTCCGACAGCGCGCCGTCCATCACGATCGACACGTCCTGGCCCTCGATCTGCTCGGCCAACTTCACCCACTCGGTGCGCCGGCTGCGCAGAATCCCGTCGAGTTTCTCCGGCCGGTCCACGATCCGGCACGCCTCGGCGACAAGCACCGCAGTGGCGGGATCGAAGGTGCGGTGCTCCGACAGCTCGGTCCACAACGCCTTACCGCGGGCGCTGAGACGAGCCGGTCTGAGCAGCGGTGAGGAAGTATGCACAACCACCCCCGTTTTATGCAGGTCTGACCTGCGGTTCTGCGCGTTCCAGGGCAGTCTTGGCCGGTTTGGAATGTGCTGGGGAGAGAAACGAGGCTGCTGCGTGCGGTCAAGAGCATCGTCGCGTTCCAAAAACCAAACCGATGGCGAAGTTGAGCGGCCTGACCGTTGCTCTGGATATTTATGCATGAAACGCGACGGTCAAGTTGCCGGGTACCCGGCGGTCTGGCGGGTACCCGGCGAGCTGGCGGGTGCCGGGTGGCGGGTGCCGGTGGTTGGCCTGGTTGGTCGCCTTGCCTTGCCTTGCCTGCCTGCCTGCCTGCCTGACAACGCGTGCTGTCCCGACAGCGCGTGCTCACCACCGCCTGCTGGTGGGCAGGGGTGCCGCCACCTGCCGCTTGGCTGCCCTGAGTGAGTGGCCGTAGGTGGCACCAGCGGAGCGGTTGCAGTGCCGGTGCTCCAGTGCGTCGGGCAGGGCACCACCACCACGTGCCCGCTCGTGGCCGTCAGCGTGCCCACCGTCGAGGGTGGCCGTGTCCCACATGGGGTAGCCGCATCGTCGGCATGGCGTGCCTGGTAGGTGCCTGTCTTTGAGGTAGGCAACCCGCTTCTGATGTGCCGAGCCGAGGCCACGCTCGGCGGTGGTGCGGGTGTAGGTGGTGCGGCGCCTGCCTGCCATGGGGGTTTCCGCCTTGGTGGGTTCAGGGTTCGGCCTTGGTGGTTCGGTGGTTCTCGGGTTGGCTGGCTCACGGGCTGGCTTCCAGGCGGAGTGGTTGCCCGCTCAGTCCGCTAGCCCCCCGGGTGGTTGTCAGATTTGAGGTCGGTGGGTTTGTAGCATTCCTCTGCACGAATGATGCCCCTGGTGGTGCAGAACAGGACCGCTGGCACAGCGAGGAACACCCCCAACAAGACGGCAAAGACGGTGTTCATGCCTCAGTCCGCCGGGGTCGTGGCGTCGTCGTTTCCCACTGCGATCCCGTCGACCTCCACGAGTGTCTTCGCTGCCATGCGTTTCGTAGAGGCCCCGAGGATGGACAGCAGCACGAGCTGCAGGAACACCGTCGATCCCCACAGTGCGTACTTCTGTGCGGCGTCAGGTAGTAGGCCGGGGAATCCGCCGACGAACGCGAGGATGGCGAAGCAATACGCCATGGTCATTGTGCCCACCGCGTCGGATATCTTCGCGGCGGCCCGCTCGTTGAATCGGGTGTAGGCGTTGCTCATGGCTGCCCGGCGTGGATCCTGGCCACGGTTCCGCAGTAGTCGCAGCGCGGGCCATCGACACGCTCGTGGTTACAGGTCCGGCACCTAGGTGGTTGATGCAGCCGGACGGCAGCAGCTCTGTCCCTCGTGCGCTGGATTGCCCGTTCGTCGCCTTCGGCGTTGCTGATGAGGTTCACGTCTACATGCATCGGCGGTGGGGGTGCGGATGCACCGGGCGCTGGCCCGGCAGGAACCTTCGGCAGGCATGACACCGGCGTCTCTGGGCTGATGTAGCCGCCGCGGTGGCGGGACTCGCTGATCCTGCGCATGGCACGTGCCCAGCGACGGACGTACCAGACGTTGAGAACGGCGAGGCCGGTGGCGAGCATGCTAATGATCACGCTCAGCACGATCATTACCTGATCACTCACTAGTGCCCCTTGTGCCTGTGGTTGCCGTGATTACCGCCACGGCGGTGGTGCGGTGCGTGGTGCACATGGGCGCCGTGGCTGACGTGATGAACATGGGCACCCTTGTGCGCGTGGTGCTTGCCGCGCCGTGCCGCGGACATGTGCTCGCGGGCCACAGCGGAGAACACAACCCCCTTGTGGCCACCGCCTCTAGGCATTAGAGACCCCCCACGACGCTCATCAGTACGTACCCAAACGCAACCATCGCCGTAAGGATTCCTATTACCGCCGCTAGGAACATGAGCAGGTGGAAGCCAGTGTCGCTATCCGATTCGTAGTCCAGCGGTGGCCAGTCGTCCGGTAGCGGCCGCACTGAGGGACCAGCGCCTTACTGGGTGGCAGGCGGTGCTGATGGCACCTGCGGCGGTGCTGACTGCGACGGCGGGGTGGTTGCGCCACCGATGCCACCGTTGACGGCCGGCGGCTGGTGTACCGGTGCGGGGGCCTCGCCTGGTGCCGGTGGTTGCACCGGAGCGCCGTTGACGTCGGTGGCCACTGGCGTGGTCGCTGCAGCTGCAGGTTGTGCCGGTGTGGCCGCTGGTGCCTGTGCTGGCTGCGCGGGAGTGCCGGCAGGCTGCTGTGCCGGTGCAGGCGGTGCAGCAGGCTCCTTGACGGGTGTGGTGGGCACGGGTACGTCACCCCGAACACGAGCCACCACGGCATCGAGCTTGGACATGTCGAGTTGCGCGGCGGCGGGCTGCGCTTTCAGTGCGGCCACTTCCGCCTCGATGGCCGACAGCCCGTCGTTGATGGCTGAGGAGTCGGCGTTGATCTGGTCCTGCTCTGACATGATTGCCTCCAATATGAAAATGATCGCGATCGCCCAGTCGGGCAGTTCTGTTGCTCGGTGCTCACGCCAGTCGGTGACGGTGGCCCAGTGGTCGTCGAGGTCCATCACAGTGCCCCCTTGCTAACGCGGAACCGTCGTTCGAGCAGGAAGTTGATGCTGTCCGTCATCACCTGCACCCTGGTCAACGCCATCCGCTCAGCGATGGGTGCGTCGTCGTGGGATTCGGCGGCGACCTGGCGGGACACCTCACGGGAGTACCGGGTCCACGCCAACTTCTCGTCGATGGTGGCGAGGAGGGACTCGCGGGACTGCACACCGGCCACGACCTGAATGCTCATGCCGTCACCATCTTGTGCAGCTCGGTGCACCACTCACGCCAACCGGCCCACGCCGCCAGGAACTCGGTGCGTGGGGTGATCCGACCGTTAGCGGCTTGCAACATTGCCCACTCCGCGAACGCGGTGGCTTCGATCCGTGAACACCGGCAGTTGGTCATGGCCCAAGCGATGCAATGCCCATGGAACTTGCTCGACACGGCCATCACGATCAGTCGCCCAGGTACTCGCACGGGTCGTGGCGCCAGCCGATAATGGTAGACCGCTCAGCGACCACGATCATCGCCGTCACCCCCGCCGCAACAACCATCACAGAGCCGATCACACCCCAGCGGAGAGCGGTAACCAGGTCATGCGTCATGGGATACTCCATCCGCTCGCCTACATTTCCCAGTTACGCATGCTTCTCACCTCGGATCAGGTCGAGGACGGCCTGTGCGTCGAACCACTCGCGGTGCCGCCGCTCTGCGTGCCACTGCTGGTGACAGATGGCCATCTCGGCTTCTTCCGTGGTCGGCAGGTGCACCAGGACATACCCGGCCGCGGCGAGGTCGGCGATCACAACAATCGCGTAGGAGTCGCCCGGGCGGAGCATCAGGGCTTGGGCAAGCGCATCGGCAGCGTCCATGGAACGACCTCGATGAGGAGAGTGGGGATTTGCCAACAGGGAGGTTCGTCACCTCAACCGATTGACAGTTGAAGACTGCCACTGTGCAAATGCACATGTCAAGCGTGTGAGTGTCGGCGGATCTTGCGCCGTGGTTCGTCTGGGGTGATCCGCTGCAGCGCGAGCACGTCGCCGAGACGGAACAGGGGCGGATCATTTTGGTGGATCCAATGGTCGGTGATCTGGTCGCCGTGCTGCCACGCCCGCGGCATCAGCTTGCCGCTGCGCCGCCACCGATACCAGGTGGTCTCAGGGATGCGGCGGCCTCGGTAGCTGTGCACGGCGCCGAGCGCCTCCTCCCGCGTCACCAGCGTCTCGCTGACCTGCTCCAGCAGCAACCTGCTCACATCTCTCGCGTCGTACTGTGCGGAGCAGTACGAGCACCGCAGGGTGTCCACTCCGCGGTCGATGTACAGGTCGTGCCCGCAGGCCTTGCAGGGCCCGGCGTAGACGAGGTCGCGGCGGTCGACGGCCATGCGCGCGGAGGCGATCACGTCGGTGATGGTGTCGTATGCCTCGACGGCGGCCGGTAGCGACCGCAGGGCTTGAGGTTGGCGGGAGAGCCACAGGGCGCACACCTCGGCGCTGGTGACGGGCAGCAGGGACAGCTCAGCGGGGTGGCGCAGCACGGTGACGGTTTCGCCGGTGATGATCTTGCCGTGCGAGATCCGGTCAGGCCGGGTGCGCTCGTACGTCTCATCACGCTCGTCGAGGACCAGGCGCTGCAGCACGCTGACGACGATGGCGATGTGCTCGTGCTCGGCGACCACGCGGGCCCAGGTGGTGAGGGTGTTGCCGAGCGCATCGAGGCGGCGGGTGATGTCGGTGCGCATCGGCAAGGGCGCCTCGCTACTGCGGCCGCCGTTGCGCCCGGAGCTCATCCGGTCGAGGCGGGCGGTGGCGACGGCCAGGTCGGCGACGACACCGGGCACGGCGCGCAGTTCCTTCACGAGCGTCGCGGTGCATGACGTGCAAAGGGGCAGGTTGTCGCCGCTGGGGTGGCCGCACGCGGCGTCGTAGCTGAGGTGCTTAGCCACCGGTGGAGACCTCGCAGAGGGTGTGAATCATGGCTCCCACCGACGTGACCCCCTCTGTACGACCGGCTGATGACGAGCTGTGAACCCGAACACGCCACCCTGGTGGTCACGGTCGGTTGGCACTGGAGGTTTGTCGGGCTTGTCGGTGTCTACGGCGAACACCTCGGTCCCGAGGATTCTGATCGCCAACCTCACGCGGAGACCTCCTGTGGCCACGCGACCGCGGCCAGGCATGCACGGTGGTGGACGAGCTCGGGCACGTCCCAGCCGAGCATCTGTCCTCCCATTGTGGCGAAGGCCAGCGCGTCGGCTTGGTTGTCGTCGCGAATGGTCACCTCGGGCCACAGCGCGTGCATGGCGGCGAGCACCTGTGTCTTGTCGGCGCGGCCGGATCCGGTGGCCCACTTGGCGCGGGTCTGCGGGGCGCACACCGCGACGGGCACGCCGCGGGAGCGGCAGCCGGCGACGATGCCCCACCACAGCCCGGCCCGGTCCCAGACGCCGGGGGAGTTGAGGCCCAGGGCCGGGCCCTCGATGACCACGAGTGTGCTGGCCGGGTCGACGCAGGCGAGCACCGCGGCGGCCTGTTTGACGATGCGGGTGGAGCGCAGAGCGATGACGTCGGCGCGGTGGCCTTTACTGCCGATGGTGCGCACGGTGGGTGCGGCGTGCTGGGCGATGACGGCGATACCCGCGGCGGTCATCGACGGGTCGAGGCCGATGACGACGGGGCTCACTGGTCGGCCTTGGCATCGGCGGTGCGGATGCGCTGCAGGTGCGCAGCTTGGTGTTGGATCGCCTTGCCGGTACGTGGATCACGGCAGGCGTCGTCGGGGGCGGCGTGGCAGTAGGGGCACAGGACGCGCAGAGCTCTAGCCCGGTCCATTTCGAGCTGCAGGCTACTCACGATGCCACCGCCTCGGCGAGTTGCTGGGCAGGGTCGTGGACGTGGTCACACCGCACGACGCCGCGTTTGGTTTGCTCAGGCAGCCAGCCGGCGATGTCGCACCAGGGGCACGCGTCGATCGCGGACTGGCGTCTTCGGGCCGCGTCGGCTCGGCCCTGCTTGGCGTCGACGGCTTGGCGTTCGGCGAGCTGGCGGACCCGGCCACAGGCGGCACAGCTCGGGCCGCGCTCGGCTGGGCCGATGTGCCGGTGGTCGGTGCATCGCGGGTTGCTTGAATCGATTTCTGGGGGTGGGGGGTTTTGGCTCGGGCTGCTGCTGTCTAGAGATTCCCCCCCAAGGGAACTATCACTAAGGATCGGGTCGGGTCGGGTCGGGGCAGCCGAAGTCACAGCGTCGCTCACGCCGTTAGTCACGTCGCTGTCACGCCGTGACTCACGCTTACTGTCACGGGCTCGCTTCTGTCGCTCACGTGCGGCCATGCGGTCGGCCTCCACCTGTTGCTTACTGGGGTTTCTCTCGTCCCATTGGTGGAAGCGCCACCCGTCGCCGTCCTCTATCCACAGGCCAGCGGCAACCAGTTTCGCTGCCAATTTGATGCCAGACGGCCACCCGGCGACGTACCACCGAGGCACCAAACCTTCGGCCAAATACGCACCAGAATGTGAGCCAGACACAGCCCAAAGGCCCATCGCGGCAAGTCCAGCCTTACGCGCCTTCTCGTGCGAGTGGAGGTTGTCGTCCACCTTGAACCAGGCCATTTAGCTCCCCTCCGGGTCGCTGTCGATCAATGCTCGGGCGGCTTGCTGGCGGCCCTCTAGAAGTCGCCACGTAACGTCACAGAAGTAGCGCCACACGTGGTCCTCGCTGAGCCGAGCGTTGCTGGAAGCCCTGCGGAATGAGAACGTCAGATCGTCTAGATCGAGGCCGAGTCGCTGGAACTGGCGGACGGTGCGCCGCATCTCCTGGCCGTCTTCTGGGACGAAATCAGGGACGGCATGTCCCGGCATTCGGACGGTCTCGCAGATCATGTCGATGAACGCGCCGAAGAACTCGTTGTCTTCTGCCCTTGACCGCCGCTCAATCTCGGCCGCCTGGGTCATCGCTGCAGCCCATCGAAGCGCGTCCTGCGCTACGTCGGCCACCAGTGGAGCATCAGGCTGGGTTGATGTCTTACCGCTGTTGCACGGCCCGCACGCAGTAACCAGGTTGCCGGGGTCGTCGGAGCCGCCGAGTGCTACCGGCACTACGTGATCGACCGTGAGGACAACGTCGGGCGCTTTCGCGCCGCAGTACCGGCACGCGAAGTTGTCTCGGCGCAGCACCTCGTAGCGAATGCGCTTGGTCAGCGTCATTGGTCCACCGCTGGCGTTGCACCGTGGGAGTACTCAGGCATCGAGCAGCTCCTCTCCGCCGACCATGAACCCGGTGCAGGGACACGCCTGTCGCTTCTCGCTCGCCACCTGCTGCCCCTCTGTGCCGGTGCACATGGCTGCGGCTCTACGTGGCGTGCCGTTCGGTACCCGGCCGTGGTGCTCGACGGGGTCCAGGCAGTGAGCGCACAGAGCCCCAGGGCGGATGGATCGCACGGCGTCAGCCCTCATCGCGAGATAACCTCGGTCAAAGGCCCGTAGGCGACGATCAGATTGGCCCATGCGCGAGACGGGCCTGCATGGGGGTGGCGCCACTTACCGTTAGCCTTGCCCCACTCGTCGCCGTCGATGTCGGTCACGCGATTGACGCCATCGGGCTCGGGGTCGTTGCGGTGCCAAACGCGATCCGGCTTGCACCTTCCCCTTGCAGCCTCAGCCTCAACGTGTGTGTCACGAAGACGGGCCACCTCGGCTTGCAGGTTGCGGATCGTGGCCCACGCTTTCTGGTGCATGATCTGCTCTTGCCGCCAAACAGCTCCGACCTCTTCCATCTCGGCCAGCGCCTCATCCCGCTCGGCCCGTAGGGACTCCACCGTCTCGTTGGCCTCATGCAGCGCGTTCTCTGCGCTCAGCCATGCGGCGTGCTCCGCGTCCACCGCCTCGCGCAGGGACTCCATCGTCTCGGGCGGGTCAGGCGGGCACAGCGTATCGGCGTATCGACGTAGCTCCCTCGCCGCTGCCTGTCGTGCATCCTCCACTGTCCAATCACTCATCCCTTGCCGCCGAACGGATCGGCCACAGACTTGAGCGGCAATGGGCCCGTGGTGTCGTGGCTGGTGTCGTCCTCGTCCCAGCTGCCGTCGTCGCTCTCGTCGAACAGGCCGGGCGCGGACTCGGCGGCCGGTTTCGGGCCGGTGCCTTCCCAGAGTTCGTCGACCTGCATCTTGGCCACCAGGCGCATCTCGCCGTCCTTCATTCGCTCCCTGGTGATGGCGGTGCAGGTGGCCTGGACGGTGTAGGTGCGGGCTTCGTCGAGCTTCGGCGGATCTTCGAGGCTGTCGGAGGACATGCCGGCGAACTTGACGCGGGAGGCTTCGATCAGTGGTTCGGTCATGACAGGTTCTCCTGCTCGGGGTCGTCGGTTGCGGTGTGGGCGTCGACGAGCTCTGCCGCGGCCAACAGGTCGCTGGCTAGCTGGCGTGCGGCGTGGGCAGCCAGCGTCTGTTTGAGTTCAGACGGGCCGAAGATCGAGGAGTGGGCGCGAAGTTCGACAACGCCCGCGCCCGCGCCGATGGGCAAGCGTGCGGTGATTTGATAGGGCAGGTTCATTACGGTCAGCCCTCCTTGCTGGCGGCCGCGTTGGCGGCGATGTCGTCGGGGTGCATCGGTTGGTCGACGAGCTCACCCTCGAGGTAGTCAGGGTCGACCTCGGAAAGGTGGCTCACGTCGGTGATCTGTGGTGCGCTCATCGCCTCGGCCTGCGCTGGTGCGGGTTGCTCGTTCTGCACATCGCGGACCGCGCGGAGTTGCTCGCGAAGGTGTTCAGCGGACGTCGGTACCCACTTGGCGAGCTGACGCACGGCGGATTTCAACCACATACTGGGCTCGTTGGTTTGCCACGGTGAGCTGGAGTAGTCCGCGCCGGCGGATGACTGCTTGATGGTGGCGATCGCGGCGCGGTTGAGCACGACGACCTTGCTGGTGGCGCCATCGCGCATGCGGGCGAAGGCGTAGACCAGGCGCAGCGGCCCGCGGTCGTCGGCGTCCCAGTCGATTACGTGGTCGGGAGTCTCGTCGTGGCCGGGCTGGAAGTTGAACTGGTCGTGCTGGTAGACGCACTCGGCGACGACGCTGGAGATGGCACCGGCTCTATACATCAGCTCGATCAGCCCGGTATATCCGACGATGCCGAGGATCTGCAGCTGCCCCTTCTCCTTGCGCGGGGTCAGGTAGAACTCGGGGGTGCCCGGCTCCAACCCGAGGCGCGCGGCTTCGAGCAGCGCAGCCATGAACGCGCCGGGGTTGTTGGCGGCGGCCACCTCCAGCTCGTAGCGTCCGCCGACCCGCTTGCCCTTCTTCAGCGCGCCTTGCGCGAGTCGGACCCAGGTGTCGGGCTTGACGTGGCTGGGCAGCACGGCGGCGAAATCGCTGCGGTACTGGGCGACCATGGCCCGCGGGGAGTTGTCCTGCTGGGCAATGGCTTGGGTGGTGGTGGTCAAGGGGATCACGCGGCTTTCTGGTTGGTGGTGGATTTCTTGCACGCTCGGAGGCTTGGCGGGTTGTCGCCGCGGCCGGGGACGCGGATGGCGACCTTGCACCCGTCTGCGTCGATGGCGGTCTTGGCGGTTCCCATGGCGTCGAGCACAGCGGTGGTGGCGGCTTGGGCTCGCGCCTTGGCCGCTTTCTCGTCCGCCTTTGAGGCGAGGTACTCGGCGGCGAGCTCGGCGGTGATCGGTGCGTCGGAACCGTCGATGTCGGGGTGCAGCTCACGGACCGCTTGGTAGGTGGCGGAGTGCTCGTCAAGGCTCGGTCGTCGTGGTGCGGATCCGTTGGGTAGTGACGCCATGAACTCGGCCGCCGCGGTGACGAGCTGCTCAGCCTCGGCCTGGTCGAACTGGATCAGGTATTCACGGAAGCTGAGGTAGGACAGCAGCACGGCGACGTGGCACTCACGGGCGCCGGTGACGAGCATTTCCCACATCACTTGAGCGAGATATCCCGGCGGGATCTCCTCCGTCCCGGCCGGTCCCCAGGCCTCGGCGTCGGCGTCGGACTTGCACTGGAGGAGCACCACAGTGCCGTCCTCGCGGACCACGAGCCGGTCGGGGCTGGCCGAGCACCAGTCGTCATTCGCGGCCACCCACGTGCCGGTGGTCTCGACGCGCCACGTCGGGTGCTGGTCGGCGAACCACGCGGCGATGGCTGGCTCGAGGTAGTGCCCGCGGCGCATCTCGTCGGACTCGTCAACGGGTGCGGTAAGCCCGGCCATGTGGTGCCAGAGCGAGAAGCGCGACTCATACGGGCTGAGGCCGACAACAGCGGCGATCTTGCTGGCGCTCATCCTCGTGAGCCACTCCGGCGATCCCGGCTCGACGACGTGATCGAGCAGCACCCCGGTAAATCCGTCCGAACGTGCGCGGGTGCTTACCAGATGCTCACCTGCCCACGATTCGACTGCGGTGCGGGGGAAGTGCAGGCGCCGGCCCATGCGGGTGCCGTGCGGCGCGCCTGGCCCGGCTGCGGTACGGCGGCGATGGAGAGTTCGCACCGAGCACCCCAGGTGCTCGGCCAGCTCGGGCAGGGTGAGCATCTCCGGCGTGGTCATCTCAGCGACCTCCAGTGCCCGGCACGAGGCAAGTGCTTCCAACACTCCGAGCACATGACACCCTCGGCCAACAGCCGGACGCGTATCCGCATGTGCCCGTCGCAGCTCAGCCATACGTGAGCGTGGTGTTCACAAGGTGGCGGGTCGAACCGCAGCGCCCACGTAGCTGCCGTATCGCAAAGAACGGGTCTGCAGTAGTCACACACCGGCTCGAAGTCCAGCTCCAGCGCGTCGACGGCGCCCTCGGTCATGGTGCTCATCGGAGGCGCTGCCAGGAGATGCTTGTCGCGGGAATGGGTGCGGCGCAGTGCGCGCATTGGACACGGACGAAAGAGGTGAGGGAGGCCATCATTTGCACTTTGTGCAGCTGACACCACAGGAAGGGCACCCACACGGCGGACCGTTCGCATACTGGGTGAGGCCCGCCGCCGCGCCCCACATCACATGGTGGCTGGAAGTCCAGGGCCGCCATCGCCCAGCCGTCGACGTCGGGCTCGATCACGACTTCGGTGGTGGTCACGACACTCGCCTTCGTTGCAGAAACTCAACGGCAGTCCTGGATGCCGCGCGCCGTGAGGACGATCCGGCCGGCTTGCCCGCGGTGGCTTCGATGCCGCGTCGCAGCTCGGCGGGCAGCGTGGCACGGCAGTCGGCGCAGAGGACGGTGCGGACGAGCGGCATGCGCCCGCAGCCCCCCGGGCAGGGGTGTCGACGGGCAGTCATGCGGCACCACCCAGCGACAGCAGCTCGAGCAGGTCGGTCGGCTCGGTGTCGCGGTGGCAGTCGCACGGGCAGCGCCACACGTGCGACGGACGCACCACCATCGGCAGCGACGGGGGCACACCGCCGTTGAGGCCGATGCTCACGTAGCACTCCGGCGCCCACGAACCGCGCTGCTGGAGGCCGCCGAGCCGGTGAGCGCACTGCCCGTGGTGGCCGACACCGCAGTGCCCGGACACGCCACCCTCGCAGGCTGGAGGAATCCCGAAGTCGGCGATCATGACGGCGCCCCGTCCACGAGCCTGTAGGTCCAGCCGAGCAGCTCGCGCGGGTTGGACTGGTCGGAGATCATCGCGGCCAGGGCGATGCACATGACGTGCAGCTCGGTACGGGAGAAGGTGTCCAGCCACCGCCACACCGAGGCCGGATCTTCGTCGCGCACCATGGTGACGGCTTCCAGGCCGCGCTGAGCGCTGTTCTCGCACAGTGCACCGCGCTCACGGCGGTCGGTCGGCAGTAGCGTCGGCGCGCTCATCCGCGTGCCTCCCGCTCGGCCCGGTGCACGGCGGCGGCGAGGTTGGCTGCGATCTCCTCAGCACGTTCGCGAGGCAGGTAGGTGGTGTCCATGCGGTCAGCGGCGCACTCTTCGTCCTCGCACCACCCGGCACGGACCCACGTAGTGCGGTGGCGTAGGACGCCCACCCCCAGCACGGGCTCGAAGAGGCGCACGAAGCCGTGGACCGTGGCGGGCTCACCGCAGAAGAGGCAGTGGTCGAAGGTCCATGAGTACCAGTCGGCATCGAGCTGAGCGAACACCCGGGGCGCGGTCACTTGGAACCACCACCGGCGATAATCTGACCGATGATGATGAGTGCCTGCTGCTCGGTGAAGCCCTCGCTCGTCAATGCGATGTAGGCCTGGCGCATCGCGGACGCCATTTGCCGTAGGTCAGCGCTCGGCTCGATTGGACTCGTCATCGCTTACTCCTCGATCGAATGGCGGCGCGCTGCACCCGCTTGCGGTGGGCCTCGGCCGCACGGCAGGTAGCGAAGTGAGAGAGGTAGGTGTTTTGCCCATCCGCGCGAGCACCGGCCGCCTGGCCGCGTGTGAGCACCCCCGCGTTCCAGTGCTTGCCGTCGTAGGCCAGGACGACATTGCCGCTGGCAGACGGGCGCACCTCGACGGGCAGGTGCGTGCCCTTGGGGCCGATGACGAACATGATCGGCTCGGAGCACGAGCGGCAACGGGCGGTGCGGGGCAGAGGAGTCATGCCACCACCTCGACCAGGGCGCCGCGCTGTGCCAGCTCGGGCGGCAGCGACTCGGTGACGGTCCCGCCGTGGCTGCAGTGCGTGACCGTGATGCGCCCCCCCCAGTACGTGCACACCGCGACGAGGCGCGTCGGTTCGGACCACTGCCCGTCCTCGCGTGGCAGGCGCACGATCCTCGAGAACAAGGCGTCGTCGAGACGTCGGGTGGCCCACTGGATCTTCACCGCGCTCACCGGCCGAACACAATGGCTGCGAAGAACAGGAAGATGAGCAGCCACAGACCGCCGACGCCGACGATCGTGGCCGCCGTGGGGTGTCGCAGCAACCACGCGTCGATGGCGGCCATCAGCTGTGCTTCGAGGGGGATCACAGCACACCTAGCCTTAGATCAAGCCACGCCTCGTAGGCGTGGTCCGTCCCGGCCACCTCGTCGGCGTGCACCGCGCAGAGGTCGTTGCCCGGCAGCGCCTCGCGGTCGCAGTCGTCGCAGAGGGAGGACGGCTCGGGCACGTCGCCGTCGAGGTACGCCCGGGCGGTCATATCGCCGCCTCGCAGACAAGCGCCAGGTACTGGCCGACAGCTGCGCACTCCCGCGCTTTCGCCCAAGACAGGCGCACGCCTTCGCGGCGGCGGGTACGCCAGATGTGCCAGGTGAGGCGGTACTCGATCATGCGGCCGCTCATCGCTGGTCCCACAAGAAGGTCACGGGGAGGTCGCCGCAGAGTCGTCGCGCGGCGCGCACCAAACCCCACTTCGTGCGTGCTGTTACGCGACCAGCCAACTCTGCCCGTATGTACCCCGTGGCGAACCATCGTCCATCCCGCCGGGTCACCTCCCAGTCGACCTGGTTGCTCGGTCCCTGCCAACCCAGAGATGTGGCCTTAGACCACGACCCGTCCGAGTTCTGCTGCGTCACACTGGGAACTTCCTGCGCGCTCATCGGTAGACCACCGCCAAGATGCCGAGAATGATCAGGGACTCGACCACCAGGCACACGGCCACGGTGGTGAGCACATTGACCCGGCGCGCCGGAAGGGGCGCAGGCGGTATCTCCACCTCATGGCCAAACTCGGCGAACCACTCGGCCCACGCTTCGAGCTCGTCGGCGTGGGTGAAGTCGGTGGAGCACGGGGTGGCTGGCCACTGGGACGGGTGACGCCGTTGTGCGTCGCCGTAGGCGCTCATAACTGGGCCGCCAACGCTTCTACGGCCAGCCGGTGGCGAGTGCAGAACTCCGAACCGGGCTCGGCATACACCTCGCACACCTTCTCGGGATCGCCCAACGTCGCTGGGTGCACCACGGCGGCACATAGGTTCCCTCCGTCTGTGCCTTCGGCATGGTCGGAGAAGATCCAGTCCGCCAACTCGCGGGCACCAGCCTCGCCTGCCCTCTGAGCACACACTGCGTGCCGCAGGAACTTGGCTTGGTTGGGTGAGTCGAACTGGCCCCAGAAAGCCCAGATGTTGTCAGGATGAAATCCTCTGGCCCCGATGCTGGAATTGCTGGCCCGCTTTTCCGTGGCGTAGCCGAACTCGTCGTCGTAGGTCGACCAGATTGTGTCTGCGATCTGCCGCGCCAACTCTTGGGCGGCCTCACTGACGCCGCGGGCGCTCATGTGGTGGCCTTCTTTCGCACGACTGGCCGGTTCGCGGCAGGCTGCTGCTGGGCCTTGGGGATGTAGAAGGTCGCGTCGGTGATCTCGGTCGAACGGAGCAGCTCGACCACCTCGTTGCACGTGCGTTCGCTGGCGTCGTTCCAGCCCTCCGCGCGCCCCTTGGCGCGGAAAATCTCCCGGGCGATGAGCCAGTCGCCAGGTTGCGGATTGCAATACCTGAGTGCCCCCGTGAGGCAGACGCGGCCCGCGCCGTCACACTCGGTGCCCTGCGTCCAGCCAACCCGGTCAATCAGGTCGGCCGCATGGGCGGGCAGTAAACGCAAGTCGTCCGTGGCGGCGCTCATGCGGCCACCTCCGCACGCTGCGCCTCGTGGCGGTCGCAAAGCCCGGAGACGTTCCAGGTCATCGTGCGCGGCTCGACCCGGCGGCCGGTGCCGCGCAAGCCACAGAGGTGACACGGGACAGCATGCTCACGGGGCTGGTGGGTGGGTGGGTTATTCTCTGTGTTGATCACGGGCCGTTCTCCCTTGTGGTCGTGCCCTCGGTGTTCGCGCACCGGGGGCTTTTTATGTGGGTCATGCGGACTCACGCCGTCGCCGCCTCGGTGCGCTCGGCGGCCTTTACGTCGGAGCGCCTGTTGCTGACACGCCGGAGTGTGTTGGCGCAAGTGCGGCACTCGCGCCGTGTCAAACCACCCGGCCGTAACCGGACGATTAGGTTCTCGCCGGTGAGCGCATGGTCACGAACACATCGCGTCTTGGTGGCCCGCTCACTGCGCTCGC